AGGGACCATTCCCGGCCGGGCTTCTCGTTGAACCATTGCTCCAGGATCCACCCCGGCAAAAAAGAAGGTGCGGTCTTTGCATCCTACGAATAGGCCCCCATTGGTTTTGGCTATATTCCCGATGGGTTCACCAATTTCAAAATAGGATTCGCCCAATTTGAATAACTCAGGCTGGAACGGTTCGCTGTAATACAATTTTGAACCACATCCTGCCCACACCCTGCCGAATGCGTAACACAGGCAAGACATAGGTGGTGGTGGGCTTCCCCATAAGGTGGCTATCGTGTTTGGATTCGGAAGGGTTGTTATGTCTGCCCCTTTTCCCGAATAGTAGAATTGGTTACCGTTCGGATCGGTCACCCAAACAGAACCCAACATGGGTAAGTTCAAGATCCCTATCCCGCCGGGTTCGGTCAATTCAATGCTTGTTATTGCCCCATTGCCAGATTGCCGCCCCCTTGTGCCTTGGACAGTGAAGCACACAGAATATCTCGCGGCTGGCAAACTTCCTGCTGTCTCCATAAGAATAGGAGCATCAGGAACGGTTATACCCCATGGTTCTATTGCAGAAATGGACGGGTCATAAATCCCTGTCCAAAACTTATTGGCAATATAGATCAGGCCAGATATCTCAAGATAAGAGACGGGTGCGTCTGGCTGTCCTGTTGCGGCAACCAACACGGCATCCTTCTTATCAATGATCCGGTAAACATCCCCCTTGGCCATGCACAAAACCGTTCCCTTTTCATCAGTCCATAGGCTATGAGATCCCGGCAAATCCACAATCTGTTGAAGCCCATCCCTTTTGCCTAAAGAGTCATCTGCCAACACATGAGCATTAAGCAACATTGATGGTTCTCCAAGCCTTCGGTCTTTGGTCCTTACCGTGTTCATGCCTGTGAATCCGTCTGTTCTCATGTTCATTAAAAGAACCTCGCTGTTCGCTTGACCTTCGGTTTTTGTTTGGGAGCGTTCTTGCAATAGGCGCTTATCTTTGCCATCCCAACACTGTAAAGGCCCATGTAATGCTCAGTGTTGACCTTGCGGCCTTCGATCCCGTCCTCTATAAGGGTGAACAGTTTCATCAAGACATAATCCACGGCAACCTGGGACAGGTGATCAGGGATGCCGTCAAGTTTCCCGTCATCGTCATCAAACTCCAGGGGAACAGGTTTCCGGTAAAAGAAAAGGTTTAACTCCTGGTCCTGGATAGGGCTTGGTTTAAGCCACAAAACTCCAGAATCCTGGGCAACATCCTTGATTGCTCCAGGGGAACAGTCGGGATCGTACAACCCCTCCAGTGTAGCGACATTGGTGCGGATGCTTACAAGCCTCATGAATGTCTCGTTGTAAACCCTGTAAAGCTCCCTGGAGAATGCTTCCGGCATCTCGATGGAGACATCTCCGGCTCCCACGGTTACAATCTCTCTCGCTTGCAGTCCTGGAAGATTCAAAAGATTGCTGGTCTCTTCCACAAACTCATTCACCAGCGGCATAAGATCAACCTCCCTGGTGAATGAGGGATCTGCGATACCTGTCTCAATCAATGTCAGTATCCGGCCAAGGATCATTTTTTTGAATCACCTTTCGCTCTTGCTTCTGAAACATGGGGAGCCACATACTCCTTGAAATTGCCGGTTTCAATTAGGTGATTGCAATGATCCTCACTGAGAACGCTACAGGTGAAATCACCATACTGGTTCTCTGTGAAAAGATAGTCGAACTTCTCAACTCTCATAGGGATTGGCTGACCGCATCGAGTGAAACAGGTTTGTATGATCATGGTGGTACGCTCCTTTGGATTAGTTGCCGTATTCTGAGGCACGATAAGATAAGATGGTGCGAATCACACCGGCGGCTTTAGTGGCTCCGGCGGCTGTGATCTTGATTGCGAGAACCCGATCATTAACCTTGTCCAATGGAGTCGTCAGAAAACCTGCGCCGTTACCGCGAATGGTTCTAACTGCCTCTGCCTGGCCACCGATAAGAAACTCAGTACCGGCAATGATTCCGGTTCCTGCTTCGTCAAGTAAGCCCACGGTAAACCTCAATAGGTCTACTGCATGGGCATCAAGCTCGTCTGTGTGAATGGTCAAGTCTGTTGGAGTGCAATCGGCAGGGAGATAGCCCATTTTAACGATATCCCCAAGGGCAAGGGTAATGGGCAGTTCGGCCCGGTCATCTGTGACATAAACTTCACCGGCTGACTGAGGACACAGGATTGATTTTTCAAAATTGATACTTGTAAATACTGGCATAAAAAATATTCCTTTTTGTAAGGGGTGTAACGGTTACACCCCTTTATTGTTGGTAAGGAGTATGAATACCCCTTATGGTTTCATTAAGCGGGTTTTGAAGCCGCCGTATCATATGCAATCACGCCATAGTCAAGACCATTGAACTTGATCTTTTCCATACCGAACATTGAGTACGTGCTGATAATCAGAACGTTCCCGTTGTCCCGGCTTTCCTCGTGCCAATCAAACCGCAGACCGGAACCAGAAGAACCCCAGGCGATGGCCATGGCCTGTTCTCCCATGAAAAGCGCTCTGGCTCCCTTGATTGCACCGGCTCCACAATCATCAAACCGGATTACGCCCTTGTGTTTCTGGAGAACGACATTGTTGTGCATTCCCAAGCCACCCTTGCAGATTGGTGAATTTCTGCCCTCGGAAGTTGCAAGTGCTTTCTGGATGTCCAGCCACTTACCGGCGGCTGTGTCTGTCCTGATGTCGTATGCTTGCCATGGGTTCATGAGCAAAAGGAAGTGATCCTCTCCATCCAGTTTGAACGGCTGAATCTGTGGAGTTTCCTGGGTGCCACCGCCCATCATCTCAGCCTGTGTAACAAGCTGATCAACACCACTTAGAGACATCTTATCGTCTGCTGTCAGTGTTGCCTTTGCCTTGTCGTTTGCAAAGTAATGATGCAGGGAATCAGGAGCAGACAGGGCATTGTTGGCAAAGCCGGGATATGTTGAATCAAAAATAAACTCACTGTTTGCGCCCCTTGTCCCGGACATATACATAAAGTGCATTTCGTCAAACACTCTTGCCCACCAATCGGACTGCCTTTCCCTTGCAACCTTCCGCAGATCATGAATGGTTCTTTTCCTGGTCATCCTGCCACCAGCGTTCACGCCTCCTCTCATCTGATCAATATACAGTCCGTCCGTGTAGAACTTGAGTTTTTCCTCTTTGTTCTCCAGGATGTCGTCACCCTCTACGGGCTTCATTTTTAACTGCATATTAAGGTCAAAAGAAACGTACTCCCCTGCGTCGTTCTGTAGCCTGTCGATCTTGACTACAGGAGTGGAACCTCCTTCCGGGCCTGTAAACTTCTTGGCCCAAAAAGATTTACGGGGTGCATCCACCGCCATGAAAGCGGAATACTTCTTTACCGCTTTCGGGTCATTAAGACCAATAATTGTCTTACTCATAATTCAATCCTTGTTTTGTAATAATTGATCGGTCTTGCCCTGAAACAGGGGAGCTATAAGAACCCTGACCTTATATTTACACTCGGACCTTATGCCCGTGCGTATGCCTCTAACTCTGCCGTGGACAATTTAGAAACAGCCAGCTCGTAAGCTACGCCATCCAATTTGTCCAGATATTCAAAGCCGCCATCCATGTTGCCGTCAGATGCCGGAACATCTTTCAAGGTTCGAGGAGTCGCCCTGCTTGCTGATGCTTTTTTGGCATCCTTTACGGCTTCCTGTCCCTTTGATTTGTCCTTATCCTTGCCCTTGCCCACCTCCACATTAAAGGCTTTTTCAATGGCCTTTTTCGCTTCTGCCAAAAGGATATCACCGGGCTTCGATGCCCATGCTTTATCAGCAAGGAGTTTATTTACTTCCCGAGCAAAGGCGTCATAAACAATGGGATTGCTTTTAAGATGATCGTTTGTGGAGAAAAAGGTGTCCTGCTCTGACTTCCATGTGTTCTCTGCTGACATCTTGAGAGTTTCGTCCCGCACAATTTCACGGGTCTTGTCTCTCTCAATACTCAATCGCTCCTTTATGTAGGCGTCAAAATCAAGATCCCCGTCATTAAAACTTTTTTCAAGCTCCGCGATTTTTGTATCATGGGGGTTTACAACAACTGGTTGATGATCAGCAATGTTAAGACTGTCTCTTGCATCATTATCCGCAGGTTTAACCGCTTCGGCTTCCTTGCTTGCATCCTGGACAGTAGCCTTTTCAATCTCTGCGCTGTTATCGACAAGTGATGTGTCATCATCTGGCTCAACATTCTCTCCGGAATCCTGGTCCTCTTCGATGTCTGTACCTGTTTCAAAATCAGCATCATCATCATCTTCAGACTCATTGATCGCTTCAAGCTCTTCATCTGATAACCCCTCCAGTTCTTCGTCTGTAAACTTGCCCATGTTACTTTGCTCCCTTTGTCTTGTTGTCTGACTTTACGCCAGTGATCCCTTGCTTTGTTGCGAGGATCCTGTCTTTTGATTTCGCCTGCTCGTTACTGCTATCCAACTGCTTGTTGCCAAGTTGGATGTCATGGAGAGCTTTGGCCTTTTCGATATTCAGTTTTTCTCTGTCGTATTGCATCCCGGCCCTGGTCGCTTCGGAATCAGTGTTATTTTTAACCACCTCTGATTCCAGCTTCTTCATTTCAAGATCCTGCATGGCCTGTGCTATCTGTGCCTGTTGCTGTTCTGCCTGTGCCTTTGCCTGTGCCGCCTGTTGCGCTTCCGGGTCGTTAGGGTCAGCCTCAGGGTCAGACTGGCCATTGATTGAGCGGATCCTTGCGACAAGATCCTCTTTGCCTGGGATATCTGAGAGATCAACAATAAGATCAAGCAAGGCAATGGCGATCTGTGGGTCAAGCCTTGCTGACATTTCCATCATTGTCTCAAAGGTTGCTTGCCGGATACTTGCTGTCCATGCAGAGGAGTCAACTATAAAGTCAGCCTGGGCAGAGGTGATATCATTAAGTTCCCCGGTTTCCGGGTCCATGCTGTTGATGCTCACAAACTCCGGCAGGTTCTTTTCATTTGTGATCCGGAACTTTTTTTCCTCGGTGTAATACTGCTCAACCAGGGATAAAAGCATTTCCCCAAGTAGTTGGGTTGAT